ACGACGAGGGCGCAATTCTCAAGCGCGAGTGGTGGCAGCTCTGGGAGCACGACTACACGCCCAGGATTGACTACATCATCCAATCGTACGACACGGCGTACTCCAAAAAGGAGACGGCGGACTTCTCTGTCATTACGACCTGGGGTGTGTTCTACCCCCAGGAAGATGGGGGGCCTGCCATTATCCTCTTGGACATGCAAAAGGGAAGGTGGGACTTTCCTGAATTGAAGCGTAGGGCCAAGGAGCAGTATGACGAGTGGAAGCCCGATAACGTGTTGATCGAGGCCAAGGCAACCGGTGTGCCATTGCAGCAAGAGCTTCGCCGAATCGGGATCCCTGTGACGATGTACACGCCTGGTGGCCGAAGGTCCGGGCAGGACAAGATCTCCCGAGCCAACGCGGTGGCCCCTTTGTTCGAGTCCGGTATGGTCTGGGCCCCGGACACTGACTGGGCGATGGAGCTAATCGAGGAGTGTGCGGCGTTTCCAAACGGGGACAATGACGACTTGGTGGACTCGACCACCCAGGCGATGATGCGGTTTCGTGCGGGGAATTTCATTAACCTTGACACTGACTATCAGGACGAGAAAGCCAGCGAGGGGCTTGTGCCGGAGTACTATTGAGGCATAGAATTGTAGTACCTTTTCTCCTGGGGCCTTAATGGACCAAAACCTCGAAGACATTGACAGCCTGTCGCTTGTTCGTTTTGCCATGGGTGGTCCTGTTGGCCAGATGCCCGCTGCACAGCCTATCGCGTTTGACGGCCCATTGAACATGGCCGATGGCGGGTTAGTCGATATCAACAGTCTGTCTGTCGCTGCCTTTTCTAGAGGTGGTGAAGCCGGTGAGCTATATGAGTCCTTAGAGGACATCCTGGCCGATGTTCCTCTCCAGGATGATGAACAAAAAGAGTGGGAACAGGAAATTCCTATTAGAGAATTGACACGTCGGTTAAATGAGACGGTAGACAGATATCGTGCGGGCAGGGCTTCGGAAGCTGACTTGAGACAGTTTTTCCCGAACTACAGCGACTATGACATTGCCAATGCGTTTGGTATGACAGACACTAGTCAAAGTGGGCAACGTTCCGAGAGCCTCGTTCAACCATTCTTGAACAGCCAGTCGTACAACCGTGCTGTCGATCAGGCTCGTTTGGAAGATTACAAGGTGGATCGTGACATTCGGCAAAAGAGCCCAAACATCTACCCATACAACCGTGACTTTACACTGCAATTGCAGGAGCTGGCGGAAGGCGGAGAAGTAAAGGAAGAGGCCACATACACAGAGGCGGAGATTGCAAGGATGCGTGAGGCGATGCAGATGGGGCAGCCTCAACAAAAAGAACAACGTTCTCCAACGCAACAGGCAGTCAAGCGGATTATTCCAAAGTCCACGGCCCAAGGGCCACAGCAGAAGTCCAGTCTTGCAAGGCAACAGCTCTACGCTTTGCCACCGTATCCCTTGGATATGACGGGCAAGCTTGGCCAGGCTGGTCCTATCAAACGTGCTGAGGGTAGTCCTGAGTATGGTGAGATTGCAGAGCAGATGACTGTTGGCACACCACTGCCCACGGACCAAGGGCCAAGTCTCGCGAGCCAGGGATTAAATCTGTTAAAGCAGGCGGGCCAGACTGTGTACGGTAACTTGCGTGAGGCGGTCACCGACCCTGTTGCATTCAACAAACGTGCGCTTGGCAATGTAGCGCAGCAACTTCAAAGTGACCCGCAGGAGTTCATCATGAACTGGACCGGGGGTGGGCTTGGTGGTGTTATAAAACCCAAAGGTGGTGTTTTTCCAAAAGCTGGAACAGGATCTGGGATAGATAACTACCTAGAGAACGTGCAAGAAAGTCTTGCGCGTAATGCGGAGGGAGACCTGACAATAGGTCAAATCAAATCTATAAATAAGTTTATAGAAGATAAAGGACGCAAGTATTTAACAACCACGTATGGCACTGGTGACGACGTATTAAAAGAAGCTCTTTTGGAGGGAAGACTGCCTGCGTTTGGAACGGACAAAAAAACTTTCCGTGAGTACCTGTTACGTGAAGCGCGAAGTGGGAACCCTGAAGCGTTGCAAGACTTTGAACGTTTATACGATGCGAGATCTGGCATAGGACAGTTTGTAGTAACCCCTTCTGAACTTGATGCTGCGTATAAGATTCGAGACACGGCAGCAAGTAAGATGCTTGAAAAGATAAAGAATGAAGGTGTGCAGGAGGAATTAATCACGGATCCTTACCTACGCCGGACAGAAATCGAGGATATGCTAAGAGAATTCTCTCCAGAGTATCAAAAGAATCTTGCAAGAAATCTCATGAACCGTGAGCTAGGGATGAACCGTCCTGTGGACGTGACGGACGAGACCTTAATACGTGCCGCACAGCAGGGAGAAGTTTTCTACGACATACCCGCTACTCCTTCTTTAGACTTTCTCGACCCAAGGAACCTGGCCAAGAGCCTTGCCACGTTAAACCCAGATAAGCTAAACAACATGAGTTTTGCAGAGGCCGTGGTCCAAGGAACAAAAAACACGAAGCTTCAGCGCGATTGGGATGAGGTAATTAAAAAAGTCGAAGGCAACAAAAGTATTCCAAAAGAGTTGTACGACATTGGCACAGAAAGGGTTAAGCCAATGGGAGAAGACAGGTGGGTGCGGTTGACTACAGCCCAGGCGGTTCAGCTAGAAGGCGCCTCAATGCATCACTCTATTGGTGGGTATGCTAAAAAAGGAGGCTATGGCGTGGGGGGACTTGACGCACTGCTTTCTGGAAAGGCGCAGTTGTTCTCCCTTCGAGGCAAGGACGGCCGTCCTCGCATTACAATCGAGGCGCAGAAAAACGAAGATGGAACGTTGTTAATACGGCAGATCAAGGGAAACTTTAATGGAGTGCCTGAGCCACAGGATCAGGAAATAGTAGTTGAATTCTTAAAGGGCTTGCCCATAGATAAGATTCAACCAGAATCCTACGCAAAGTCTACTACGGGTGAGGAGCTCGCAGAACGGGTTCGGATAGATTGGTCAGATAAAGCCGGTTTTGGCGCAAGAAGCATTTTTTAGTGTATAAAGGCAAAGATTATGCCCATTGACAAAATAATTAACGAAGCCCCGTCGGAGTCCGAGCTCAAGATTGAGATTGAGCAAGAGGACATGCCGGACATCGAAGTCGTCTTGGAAGAAGACGGCAGCGCCGTGGTCGAGATCGGTGAAGATGAAGTCGAGGACGTAGACTTCTATGCCAACATGGCCGAGGTCGTGGACCAGGACGACCGGCAAAGGATTGCTTTAGATTTAGCCGCCTTGTTTGAGGCGGACAAGTCCAGCCGTTCTGACTGGGAGATGATGTACTCCAAGGGCTTAGAGTTGCTTGGTCTACGGATCGAGGAGCGCACCAAGCCCTTCCGTGGCGCCGCTGGTGCGGTGCATCCAATGCTGACCGAGGCCATTGTGCAGTTCCAGGCCCAGGCATTTAAGGAACTAATGCCACCAGGTGGTCCTGTACGTACGCAGATCCTGGGCAAAGAGACGTTGGACAAGGCCCAACAAGCTTCCCGCGTACAAGATTTCATGAATTACCAGATAACTACGGTGATGAAAGAGTACACACCGGAGTTTGACCAGTTGCTTTTCTACACCGGGTACGGTGGCTCGACGTTTAAGAAGGTTTATTTTGACGATCAGATTGGCCGGATGGTGTCAAAGCTGGTCTTGCCTGACGATTTATTCATCCCGTACTACGGCTCAAGCGTCATGAGCGAGTGTCCGCGCATTACTCACCGTATTGCGATGGACGAAAACGACTTTAGGAAGCGTGTGGTAGCCGGAGAGTACTTGGATTTGGACGTAAATCCGCAGGAAACGCCTGCCGACGCAAGCCAAATCACGTATTCGATTGACAAACAGACCGGTGTGGTGGAGACCGGGGCCCCGTCTGAGATCTTTTTGCTTGAATATCACGTCAATTTGGATATTCCAGGCTTTGAGGACATGGGCGAGGACGGAGAACCCACAGGAATCAAGCTTCCGTACGTGGTAACGGTGGACGAGGCCAGCGGCAAGGTGCTGGCAATCCGCAGAAACTGGGTCGAGGGCGACGAAAAGTGCTGCCGGCGTAATTATTTTGTGCACTATGTGCTTGTAGAGGGCTTAGGCGCCTACGGTTTGGGCTTTGTACACCTGATTGGTGGCCTGTCGAAGACCGCGACGTCTGCATTGCGTCAGCTTTTGGACGCAGGAACGCTCGCTAACCTGCCAGCAGGCTTCAAGGCCAAAGGCGCACGGATCTCGGACGACGATAATCCGATCCAGCCTGGCGAATGGCGCGATATTGACGCGGGAGGCGCGGAACTTCAGTCGTCTCTCATGCCGCTGCCGTACAAAGAGCCCTCGCAGACGCTGTTTCAGCTCTTAGGGTTCACTGTCGAGGCAGGAAAACGCCTGGCAAGCATCGCAGACATGCAGGTTGGTGATGGTAACCAGCAGGCAGCCGTCGGAACGACCATTGCGCTCTTGGAAAAGGGCTCCAATGTCATGTCGGCCATCCACAAGCGCATGCACTATGCGCAGAAGATGGAGTTTGAGTTACTAGCCAAGGGCTTTGCGGACTACTTGCCGGACGAGTACCCGTACGACGTGCCAGGGGCCAAGCGTACGATCAAGAAAAAGGATTTCAATGAGCTGGTTGCGGTACTACCGGTCGCCGACCCCAATATTTTCTCGACTGCGCAGCGTATTACGTTGGCTCAGACGCAACTCCAGCTAGCCCAGACTGCTCCGCAGATGCACAACATGTACGAGGCGTACTACCGCGTGTATGCCGCCTTGAACGTGCGTGACATTGACGGGATCCTGCGTCCGCAGAACACACAGATGCCTAAGGACCCGGCAACGGAGAACGCCGACATCCTGGACGGGATGACTTTGAAGGCGTTTGCTGGCCAGCAGCACGACGCGCACATTGCAAGCCACCTGATGATGGGGTTATCCCCAATGGTGCAGGCCCAGCCAATGGCCGCGATGGAGCTACAGAAGCACGTCTTGCAGCACGTACGGATCAAGGCCGAAGAGGACGTCGAGGCGGAGCTCTTTATGCAGTACGGCAAGGATCCTGACCGCATGGTCTCGGCCATTCAGAAGGAAGGCATGGTTGCAATCAAGGTAGCGCAGTACATGCAAGAGGTTCGCGCGCTTCAGACCCAATTAGGCGGTGGCGAGGGCCCTGATCCGGTGGTAGCGCTCAAGGCGGAGGAACTAAAGATCCGCGACGAGGACAATAAGCGCGACAACATGATTGCCCAGGAGCGTCTGCGGCTTGATTCGATGAAGGCCGCACAGACTGCACAAGCCAACCAGGCTAGGGTAAACTCGCAGGAAAACATTGCCCAGCTTCGCGCCAACATCGCGCGTGAGCGGGTTGCACAGATGAGCCAGCAGGCTGCTCGCCGGACCAACGAAAGGAAACCAAATGCCGCTTAAGAAAGGTTCCAGCCAAAAAACAATCTCCGGTAACATCGGAGAGCTAGTACGCACTTTCAAAAAATCCGGTAAGATCGGCACCAGCAAGCCAAAGAGCAAGGAAGCCGCTGTAAAGCAAGCGGCAGCGATTGCCTACTCAACGGCCGGTAAAAGTCGCAAGATGAAGTCAGGGGGCAGTGTTCAAGGTCCGTTCATGGAGGTCCTGCGTAAGGACGCCAAGAAGAAAACTAAAATTTACTAGGAGTTAGACATGCCCATGTACCGTAAGCCAACAGCAAAAGAGCGTGCAACCATTCAAAAGGCGCGCGAGAAGACCGTCCAAGGCATGGAAGGTGAGAAGGACTTCTTGTCAAAGCTTTCGACAACCTCTGCCAAGGCCGCTCGTGACACTACCAAAGAGGGCCGTAAGATGATGGAATCGGTCCCTGCAGAGGCTCGTGCTTACGAGGCTGAAGAGGGTAACCCCGGCGTTGGAACGTACGCCAAGGGCGGTCTAGTGACTTCTAAAGGGCAGGGCAAAGTAATCCGTTCCAAGAAAACCAGAATTTGTTAAGAATTTAGTGCCTTTCAGACGGTGGCCAAAACCGTCTGCTACTCCATGGAATATTAAACCATGCTTGAATTTGCAGAAGCCGTATTAAAAGAAATTAGAAAACTGCAGCATGACTCTGAGGCCATAGTGTTGGCCGGGACGATCTCCGACATGGAGCGTTACCGGTTCATGATGGGCCGCCTGGAAGGCATAAGACTTTGTGAGGACGTTGTCAGGGGAATCCTGGACCGCGCCCAAAAAGACAATTTTTAACCACCAGGAGGCCACATGGCATTAACAGCGCTTGAAGAAAAATGGCAGAAAGAGGCGGAAGAAAAAGGGGCAACCCTTGACGACGCCTATGACGCCGAGGGTAATTTTGATCCGGACAAAGTCGCGGAGACAGTCATCGACCGCATACCCAAGCCAACAGGCTGGCGTATTGCAATCCTACCTTACCGTGGTGCGGAAAAGACAAAGGGCGGAATCGTCCTGGCCGAGGAAACCCAGAAAAAGACGCAGTTGGCTACGACCTGTGGCTATGTACTGCGTATGGGTGACCTTGCCTATGCAGATCAGGAAAAGTTTCCCACCGGCCCGTGGTGCCAGGAAGGTGATTGGATCATCTTCGGACGTTATGCGGGTTCCAGGATTCAGATCGACGGCGGAGAGATCCGCATTCTGAACGACGACGAGATTATTGGCGTGGTCAACAAACCCGAAGACATTCTTCACATGTAAGGAGGCGGTATGAGTCAGGAACAGTTGGAATTTAAGATTGGAGAGGATGAGGAACCGGCAACGGTTGAGCTCACCGAGGGCGACAACGGGCTGGAGGCTAAGATTGCCGACGAAACACCACCCCCTGCCGTAGAAACCGAGGCTGCTGCACCGCAGCAAGAGGCCAAGCCTGAAGAAGAGCTTGCCGATTACAGCGACAAGGTCAAAAAGCGCATCGACAAGATGACGGCGAAGCTTCGTGAAGCTCAGCGCCGTGAGCAGGCGGCCTTGGACTATGCAAAGCAGGTTCAGGCCCATGCCCAGCATCTGCAGCACCGTTTCCAAGAGACGGACAGCCAGCGCTTAGGCGAAGCAAAGACTCGTGTTGAGACTCAGGCTCTGGCCCTAAAGCAAATCATCAAAAAAGCCAGAGAAGAAGGTGACATTGACACCGAAACCGAGGCACAGGAGCGTTTGACGCAGATTTTGTTTGAGCAGCAGCGGATTCGTCAGGACCAGGAAAGCCGCCAGCCAGCTAAACCAGTGCAACAGCCTGTCTACCAGCAGCCCGTATATCAACAGCCAGCCCAGCCGGTCGTTGACGAGCGGGCCGAGCAGTGGGCCGAGGAGAACCCTTGGTTTGGCGAGGACGTGGTCATGACAAACGCTGTAAAAGGCATTCATTTGCAGCTTGTGACCAGAGAAAACTTCAATCCGCGCTCAGAAGAGTATTATGAAGAGCTGGATCGTCGCATGAAAGACTTGTTTCCTAACGGAATTAGTGGTAATAAAGAGCCTGCGACACAAACTATCAGAGCCAACAGACCCGTGCAAACTGTTGCGCCTGCATCCCGGTCATCCGGGGTAAACAATGCACGCCGCACCATTAAGCTCACACCGAGCCAGGTTGCGATCGCTAAAAAACTGGGTGTTCCTCTAGAGGAATATGCCAAATACGTGAAGGAGTAAGACATGGTTGACCAAGTTGAAGTACCTAAATTAAATCGCAGCTCACGCACGACTGAAACACGTGCTAACACTGCGCGCCGTAAACCTTGGGCTCCTCCTTCAAAGTTGGATGCGCCTCCTGCGCCTCCAGGCTTCAGGCACCGTTGGATTAGAAAGGAAGCAAACGGGTTTGACGACCGCAGCAATGTGTCGGCAAAACTTCGTGAGGGTTATGAACTCGTCCGCGCAGATGAGTACCCTGAGTTCCACTCTACCTCGGTAGATGACGGCCGACACACCGGAGTAATCGGTGTGGGAAGCTTGTTGCTTGCAAGAATTCCTGAAGAGACGGCAGAAGAGCGACGTGCATATTACCGGGACAGAACAACGGACCAATTAAAGGCTGTCGATAATGAGTTGTTAAAAAGCAACGCCCACGGGACGATGCGGATTAATAGCCCAGATCGACGATCAAAAACGACATTCGGCGGACCCAAGTCTGACGAATAAATTTAAGGAAAACTGAAATGGCTAACACAAATAAAGCCTTTGGTTTTCGTCCCGTCGGTAAAGTTGGCAGCAACTACGACAACGAAGGCCTAACGCAGTACAAGATTTCCAACGCTTACGGAACCGCCATCTATCAAGGCGACGCTGTAACGCTGTCTGGAGGATATTTAGCAATTGCTACAGCTGGTAACCCCGTTGTTGGTGTTTTCCAGGGCTGCTTCTACGTGGATCCCACGACTGGCAAACCCACTTGGAAAAACTACTACCCTGGTTCGGTTGCTCAGGATGGTATTGTTGCCTCGGTTAACGATGATCCTAACGCAGAATTCCTGGTTCAGTGCTCCGGCATTGCAGCAGTAACCTGTGTGGGACGCAACGCTGACTTGGTAACAAGCACCGCTGGTAGCGCTACAACTGGCCAATCTGGTCAGCAAGTTGGCGTCCCAGCTGCTTCTAACTCGAGCTATCCATGGAAAGTTGTTGGCGTATCCACCGTTTCCGGTGAGGACGATGTTCTTTCGGCCTACGCTAACCTGATCGTTATCCCCAATAACCACCTCTACAAGGGTGGCACGGGCACTGCAGGAGTTTAATCATGGCAATTACACGTGCACAACTAGTTAAAGAACTCGAGCCCGGATTAAACGCCTTGTTTGGTCTGGAATACAAGAACTACGAGAATGAGCATGCTCAGGTTTACAGCGTCGAATCTTCAGACCGCGCGTTTGAAGAGGAAGTAATGGAATCTGGCTTTGACTCGGCACCTGTGAAGGCTGAAGGCGCTGGCGTGCAGTACGACACCGCGCAGGAAGTCTACACGGCTCGGTATACACACGAGACCATCGCACTGGCTTTCTCCCTGACCGAAGAGGCAGTGGAAGACAACCTGTACGATCGTCTTGCTGCTCGTTATACCCGTGCCCTGGCTCGTTCCATGGCTCAAACCAAGCAGATCAAGGCCGCTTCCGTTCTGAACGGCGCTTTCACCACCTCCACAGGCGGTGACGGCAAGCCCCTCTGCGCAACTGACCACCCGACTTTGTCCGGACCGGATCTCCGCAATGAGCTCTCCACCCCGGCCGACCTGTCGGAGACGTCTCTTGAGCAGGCATTGATCGACATCGCTGCGTTCACAGACGAGCGCGGCCTGAAGATCGCTGTTCAAGGCCTGAAGTTGATCATCCCCAAGGAACTCATGTTTACGGCTGATCGCATCCTGAAGTCCACTCTGCGTGTTGGTACTGCAGACAACGACATCAATGCCATCAACAACATGGGCATGGTTCCCCAGGGTTACACGGTTAACCATTATCTGACCGATCCGGATGCGTTCTTCATCAAGACCGACGCTCCTAACGGAATGAAGATGTTTGAGCGTGTTTCGATGAAGACTGGTTTTGAAGGCGACTTCGACACCGGCAACGTCCGTTACAAGGCCCGTGAGCGTTACAGCTTTGGATTCTCGGATCCACGTGGTCTCTTTGGTTCACCAGGTACTCCCTGATAAGCCAAAAGCAGTAAAGAAACCCCGGTCCAAAAGACCGGGGTTTTTGCTTGACATAGGCAGTATTTAAGAGTAAAAAGATACTATTCCGGGGTCCCCGGTGCGTCTGACTAGTCCCGGCTAGACGTCATGCAGACAGCCGCACCTAACTCGCATGAGAGGTAAACTCAATGGCTCAGACCACTTTCTCGGGACCAGTAGCGTCCAACAACGGCTTTATCGGCGGCACTTCTACTGATCCTATTTCCGTAACTACTTCAGGCAACATTTCCAGTTTCTACGGCACGACTTCTGCCACGACTGGCGATACCCGTCTTTCTTACAACCGTTTGGCTTTCACCTCGACTGGCTCAGGTGAGACGCTGCGTGCTTTCTCCGTTGTAACAGGCGCTGGCGCAGCTGCTGCTGGCACGATCAACGGTGCACACATTTCTACTTCGATTAACACGACCGGCACGATCTCTGGCGCTGCAAACGCACTGCGTGCAACGCTTGGGGGCTCTGCAACGACTCCTGGTGGCACATTGGCTGTCCTTCAGTTGGATACCGACTATGGTGTTAACGTCACGCTAGGTTCTACTTCTTCGTTTATCCGTGTTTCTGACAGCGGGTCGCAGACCGGTGAAGTTCAGAACTTGATGAACATTGAAACTGGCCCAGCTGCTACGGTTGCTCCTTCAGCAAGTGCTGTGGCTGCTTCCCCGTCCAAGGTGCTTAAGGTTATGGTTGCTGGAACACCGTACTACGTTCCCGCATACGCTACCTTCACGCCCTGATGCAAATAACCAAGGAATTCTTGGAAGTTGAGATTAGTGACCTGGAACAAGAAGCACATAAGGCTCAAACCTTTTTGATTCAAGTTCAGGCCACAATCACAGCCTACAAGATGTTAATTAATAGGTTAGACGCACCGGACACGGAGAACACAAATGAGCTACAGTAATCTAAGTGCGGTCACAAAGACCGCAGACGATGACGCAATCTCTGGCCGAACTCGTGTAGCTGCTATTTACTACACTTGCGCCGGTACTGCATCGTCTTTTCAGTTAAAAAATGGAACGACAAGCGCTGGAACAACGCTTGTAGACATTAAAACACCAGGTGCCGCAGGCGCCTACGACATTATTTTCCCAGATATGGGAGTTTTGTTTGATGAGGGTGTTTTTATTGATTTTGCCGACGCAAACGTACTTAGCATCACGTTATTCTTTTACGGCGGGGCAGCAGTCTAATGGCCTCCAAGGGTATGGGCATCAAGACTTCAGTCAAGTCGGGAAACTTTCGCCCGACAAAGGCTGGGGCAGGCATGACCAAAAAAGGCGTTGCGGCTTATCGCAAGGCCAACCCTGGCAGCAAGTTACAGACCGCAGTTACCGAAGATAATCCTACAGGTAAGCGCGCAACACGGCGTAAGTCGTATTGCGCACGCTCTTTGGGGCAGATGAAAAAGTTTCCAGAGGCAGCAAAAGATCCTAACAGCCGCATTCGGCAGGCTAGGAAACGGTGGAAATGCTAATGGAAATGATGCTTTGGAATACGTTGCTAACGGCTCTGATAGGTGTTTTGGCCTACATAGGTCATGAGAAAATATCTGAATTACAGCGCCTTAGCATTTTGATTAACAAAACCAGAGAAGAGGTGGCCCGTGATAACGTCACTCAAGCAGAAATGGACAAGTTTGTTGAGCACATTGACCAGCGTTTTAACAAGCTTGAAGCAAAAATTGATGCGCTTATGCAAAAGGGGTAAGTAATCATGGCCGCTAAACCTGGCCTTTATGCCAATATCAATGCAAAGAAAAAGCGCATAGCCGCCGGATCGGGTGAAAAGATGCGCAAGCCCGGTACCAAAGGTGCCCCTACAGCTAAGGCTTTTATACAGTCTGCCAAAACGGCAAAGAAGGGAAAGAAGTAATGGCTAAGTTAAAAATGGTGATGAAAGGTGGCAAAAAGGTTCCAGCATTTGCTGCCGATGGTGTTGGTAAGATGAAAAAAGGCGGTGCAGCAGGCATGCATAAGATGCCTGATGGCACCATGATGAAAGACTCGGCCATGGATAAAATGGG